CAGTGGAGAAATCAAAGACTGGTCACCTGAAGTAGAAGATGAAATTGAAGGTGAGCCTTCTGATGAAGAACTTGCAGATGAACCTATCGAAATTGAAGATGAGGAAGAAACTGAAGTAGTTAAAGAAAGCCTCAAGAGAAAATCCAGAAAAAGAAAATTAACTGAGTCTTCATACATTCCTCCTGATTATGAGGATGAGTACATATCTAAAAAAGTAATTGCTAAAGTCACAGCTACTGATTATGACGAGGATGATAATGGAAGACCATATACATTCAAATTAGCAATTAAAGAGTATGAGGATGGAAGTTTAGGTTGGGAAGAAAATGGTGGAGAAGGCTACGCTAATATGCCATTTGACACTATTGAAGATGCAGTAGAAAATTATAAAAATTGGGCTGATGAGATTTACGGCGGTGATTTTACTATTGAATTTGCCCCTAAATTTTCATATCTGTCTGAATCTCTTAAGCTTGACGGAGTAAAATCTTTAAGAGGAACTAAAGGCTTAAAGAAAAGACCTGATAAAGCTGGAGTAAAAGCAATCAGAGGTATTGGTGATTCCAAGATTAGCGGAACCACTTTAGAAGAGGCTGTATCATCTGCTAAATATTATGGTGTTGATGAAGCTTCCACAGGTCGAGTTGCTTTTGATAATATAGATGAAGCAATGGATTGGATGGCAGATTATGGCGATTGGTTATATGATGCAAATGATAATCTGGTTTTAGAGACTTGGGGTAGAGATGATAATGGTGATGTTGTTTCTTGGAGAGTATACACAACAGGAGATTCTGGAAATTATGAAACTTTTTCTGATTTAGAATCTGCTAAACAGCGTGTTATGGAAGTAAGTACATCATTAACTGAATCTATTGAAGATGTAACCATCAATACAGAAAATGAAACTATGACTATGACTACTAAAGATGATGGCGGTGTTGTAGTTGAAACTTCTCCTAAAGAAGCAGAAGATGAGTTTTATGATGACTTTGATATGGACCCTAATGCAGAAGTAGGAGATGAGGTTATTGCACCTATTTCTGATGAAACAGAAAATGAGATTATGGGTAGTTCCGAGGAAGAGATTCCAGAAGAAGAAATTTCTGATGATGAAATCTTTGCAGAAGAACCTACTGAAGAAGAACCTACTGAAGAAGAGCCCGAGGAAGATGTTGAAGTAACAGATTTTGATGAAGACACTTTTGATGGTTTAGGTGAGTCTTATTTAAGAAGGTGCTATGATAATGTTAATGGATATAAGACTACTCAAGTAAGAGCAAACAATAATACACTTATTATTGAAGGTGTGATTTCTTTTAAGAGTGGTTCAAAGAAGAAAACAAATTTCGTATTTGAATCAAAAGATATGAAAAACGGAAAGTATATCTTTGAAGGATATAATGCTCAAATCAATAATGGTAAGCCCGCATTTAACTTAAACTGCTCTATTGAGAATAAAGAAATTATTCCTGTATCATTTAAGTATAATTACACAAGTAAGAACGCACTCAATGAGTCTGTGAAACTTTCAGGAACAGTTAAAGCAAAGAGGAAATAGTTATGGAGCCAATTAAGTTCAAAGCCTTTATTACAAATTTAGGTAAGTATAATGAGGGAGAGCTTGTCGGTGAGTGGGTAGAATTTCCTATCGATGAAGATGAGTTTAATGATATTCTTTCAAGGATTGGAATCTCACCTGAATATGAAGAATGGTTTGTTACAGACTATGATTGCAGTTTAGATGGTTTTGACTGGCAGGAACTTGGTGAGTATCCAAGTTATGAGCAACTTCAGGAATTTGGTTTATTACTTGAAGAGGTTGATGATGTTGAAGCTGTTGATAATGTGTATGAAGTAACAGGTGATTTAAAAGAAGCCATTGAAGGATTAGAAGATGGTAATTATATATATCACCCAGACATCAAAAGTAATTCGGACTGGGGTTATTATGTAGTCGATAATTATTATGATGGGGTTGAGAATCTTGGTATAGATAATTTAGAAAATTATTTTGACTATGCAGCTCTTGGTAGAGAATTAGATTTTGAGTCTTGGGGTGAGGATGATGAAATGTCCGCTGGTGAATACTGGTGTGGTGATGAAGATGCATCAGATTCTGAAATAGGAGAAGCCTATGTAGAAGAAGTTGGTATCGAAGGTGTTGCTAATCCTGAAAACTACTTTGATTATGATGAATTTGGTAGAAATATGGCATTTGATGGAACATTCACTAAAGATGGCTTCGTGGAGGAAATTCGATGAACATAGTACTGCAAGAACATTTCTTTAGAGCACTTAATGAAGATTATTATGATTCTGAAGATATTATAGCTTTAGCTAAACAAACTGGGGCATTTGATGACCTACTCGATAGCTTGAAGGCTTATTTAGAATATGATGATGAAAATAAGTGCTGGGTATATTTACGTGGGGATGCATCTGGTAGAGATTTTTATACTGGAGTTCCTATTCAGTACATTTCAGATAATGAAAAATCTAATTTAGCAGAAGAAGTTATAGAAGATGGCGTTTTAGAATATTATGACTGGGATGGTTTAGATATTGATGAGGTCAAGGAATTTATGTATGAAGATGATGTTCTCATTGATAGTTTAATTTTTGCCCTTACTGATGAAAATGCTATCTAGTGTGCTAATTATGAAGGTTAGTTATAATGCAAGAAAATAAGTATGGAAAATTATTACATCCCGAAATAAAGATACATCGTCAATATTTTCGTGAGATGTGTAAACTTATAGGCATTTATGTTTTATACCGTGCCCCCAAAGATGATAAACACTATACTGCTTATGGTGAGATAGATGCCCATTATGAAGAACCTAAACTTATTGGTTGTATATTTGATGAACACCCAACTCAACAAACACTAAAGAAGATGGGTTGGATGTCAGAATTAGATGGTAATTCTTCAATAATTCATGTTGACTATGATTTAGAAGGATTACAACAGGGGGCTTTGTTTATAATTCCAAGCGGTCTAGATGATGGGAAAGGTAGATTATTTAGGGTTGTTAAAATGACTAATTCAATAGTTTATCCCGCATCTATCGCTTGTGAAATAGTGCCTGAATATATAGATAACTTTAATAAGGTAACAGATTATGCTACTGATTTAGATGATTTGAATATTTTAGGAGGAGAGGTTCCCGGACCAGTTCTTCCAATGGATGAAGTTGAGTTGGAGTTGAACCTAAATAGTTATGAACATATTAATTCCTAGCGAGTTTCCCGAAGATTTTGTTGCTAAAATTATTGATAAGTTTAGTAGGGATATTAAGTTAAAACTTTTAGTGACCGACTTTAGACTGCTGAACCTTTGGATACCAGTAGAGTTTGGATTTGACTTTAAGGTGTCCTGTAAAGAAATTATTGAATTTGCGTTGAAGAATTTACAAGTAGTAGTTGCTTCTACGCAGTATAAAGTACAAATAAATCCCACAGTATATTATCCAGGCACAACAACAAGACTGATAACCTTACTTAAGATGATTAATTATGGAAATCGTTATTTTAGGGGGATACCCCTGATAACAGATGAATGTAAGTTATTGAATAATGAATTAGATAGTCTGTATGACCAATACAGATTTATAGGAATGGTGTTTTAGATGGCAACATATTTATATGATGAAGCATTACTACATAAGATAAAAGGTTGGACACATACAACTAAAATTAATGTTTTAGGGGTAAATGAAACGACCCGATTATTTGAACAACTTGGTGATGAAAATAATGATAAGCCGATAGAACTACCTTTGATAGCAATAAGCAGAAGTCGTGGATATAATATTATCAATGGCGGTACTGGAAAAAGAATGATGAGTTATGAGGGAGTTTCTTATGACAGAAACATTTATAATGAAGGTACAGAAAATGCTTATACTACTACGGGTTCAATAAGTGCTATTCCTATTTCAATATCTTATCAATTAGATGTTTACACAAGATTTGCTAAAGAAGCAGACATCTTGATGAGAAATCTAATTTTCAATATAGTTAATTATCCCTCATTTGAGGTTGAAATTCCTACTGCACACATTAAGCATGTTGCAAGATTTATTCTTAATGATACTGTTGAGGATAATTCAGATGTGCCTGAAAGATTTGTTGTAGGGAATTTTACTAGACTATCAGTATTGTTGACTGTTGATGACGCTTATTTGTGGGATGTCAGAGAACTCCGCGATACGGCAATTGATATTATTTTAGATGACTCAAATGAACCTTGGGTTTGGAACGAAGATGGAACAAAGGTTGTTATACCTAATATATCATCCTTGACCAGATTTACACTTCCTGACCCAACAACTCTTAAGTAAAATAAGGAGAAAAAATTTAATGCAAAGAATAATTATAAGAGAAAGAGATTTAACTTCAAATGTAGAGGGTCTTTCTTCATATGATGTAGCCTATGTTCCTGGATTTAGAGCAATATCTGGCGACAATAACGATAAATATTATAGAAAGCCTACATTATTTACAAATAGATATGCTTTCCAGTCTGCAATGGGGCATGGTTCTCAGAGTAATTCTGTACTTCCAAGATTTTCAGATGTAGAGCATTATCCTAAATTTTCTGATGGCGAGGGATTCCCTAACAGAGCTATTCCTACTTCAGATGTTATGTTCAATGCAAATGAAATTGATTTAGGATATAGAACTGCATTATATCTTTTATCATTAGGTATTCCTGTTTATTATGAAGTAATGAATAATAGTGAGGGTGCATACAGCGATTCTTGGACATATACAAAAGTAGTAAATGGCGTATTTAATCCTGGATTAACATATTATACTGGAACCTCTACTACAACTACTCAAACACAGTCTGATAATTTAGCTGGTAAAGTAACTTATACTCAAGCAACATTCCTTGAGGCGATTTCAAATGTTTCAGGTGTTTATACTTTTGAGGGTACTGGAGTTGAAGAAAGTGGTTCTGTAAGTATCGTATGGTTACTTAACGGTACAAATGTAACATCAACATTAAGTTCTTATGGAATTGTACTTGGAGAAGTAACTCCTGTTGCAGATGAGCAATACACCATTACAGTTGTTGTTACAGACCCCGATGTTTCTGCTCCTGAATCTGTACCACCTGAAGAATCAACTAACTTTACTGCCGCAACAGGTATTCAAGGATTTGTTCCTGGTGTTGATTACTTTACAGTATCAAAAGAAGAAACAAGACCAATTTCAGTAAAATCTATGTATGATGGTTTGAAGGCTAGATTTATTGATGAACCCGGTGTTAAAGATTCTTCATTTGATTCAATGGGTGATTATTCTGTTAAGTATATTACTTCTGGCGGATACCCAACATTTGAATATGCTATCGGTGATGTTAACACCTATCCTTTAATGACAGGTATGATTGATATGGCAGCAGCAAGACAAGATGCAGTTGCACTTATTGACCATACAAATAATCCTGAAAGAGATTTATATCCATCAACTTTAGGTGGTTCTGGAAATGCAGTTATTGATATTGTGAGAACTGTTTGTGCTAATATTGATAATGCCACCTATGGTGCAATGTTTACACCTTGGTATAATTGTTCACATAGTGCAATTGCTGATTCTGAAGGTTACTCCCAGTCTGCAGTTCCTGGTTCTGTTGCATACTTATCTGCATTAGCAGTTCAAATTAGAGATTATAATCCTTGGTTAGCAGTATCAGGAGTAACAAGAGGTAGAGTACCAAATCTTACAACCTCCGATGAATTACATACTGTACAATTATTAACTAATAATATTGCAGATTCATATCAAACACTTCCAAGCGATGCTGAAATTGCACAAATATCAATTAACCCTATTACCTATATTAGAAATGTAGGATATTGTATCTGGGGTAATAGAACATTAAGAAATAATGGTTCTGCTACTTCTGCTTTATCTTTCCTTAATATCCGTGGTGTTGTATCAGATATTAAGAAAGTAATTTATGAGGCATCTCAAAATAATCTGTTTGAACAGAATACAGATATTACCTGGATTAACTTTAAGTCAGTAATTATTCCATTACTTGATAGAATGGTTGCTAACTATATCCTTCAGGATTATTCACTTACGAGATATACTGTTGACCCCGAAACCGGAGCTCCAGTTCCTGCATATAAGGTATTAGCTGTTATTAAGATTCAACCGATTAACTCAATTGAAGTATTTGATTTAACCGTACAACTTGAAAATGCTGATGTATTCGTTATTGAGGCATCTAACTAATTATTATAGAAAGGAATAAACTATGGCACAAAAAGCACAACCGACGAGTGTAGGTTCATATCATTTTTCGGCCAATAAATCCGTTTATGAAATTCAAAGAGGTAATAACTTTGAGTTCATTATCGATGCCGCATTAAACAATGTGTCAGCCTACGGCTCTGAAACAAAGAAGTTCCCTAATGCACAGGAATACATAAGATTATCAGTATCTTCTGCTTCTGTTCCCCATTACTCACAATCAGTAATTGAGGTTAGAAGAGGAAATACTGCTGTTAAATATGCAGGTCCAATGAGTTGGGATGCTGGTCAACTTAATTGTTATGACTTTATCGGTGCTGAAACATTAGATATTCTTATGGCTTGGCAAGCTCAATCAGGTAATCCATTATATCAAACAGTTGGTCAGCAAGCTGAATATAAGAAGAATGCAACTTTAATGGAGTACACACCCGATTATTCTGAAGTAGTCAGAGTATGGCAGTTAGATGGTTGCTGGATTTCCAATATTAGCGAACAGGAATTTTCACAAGAGGGTGGAAATAATACTCGTCAAATTCAATGCACAATCCAATATGATAGAGCATATGTTTCATCTTACGCATCTTAATAGATAGCAAAGGGAGGTATGAAACCATACCTCCCAATAAATAACTAATGAGGATAAGATAAATATGAAAGATATATTAATAGAAAATTTAATGTCTAAATATTCTAAACTGTATGAATCTTTCTGGAATCCTTGTCCAGAGTTTCAAGAGTTTGAAAAACTTTGGGCTGATATGGAGGACAGTATTCCATTTCCAAACAATGATTGGAATAAGTGGAGTCAACAGCAGAGAGATACGTTTGCAGATGAAGTGACTGCAGAATATTTGAAAATAAATCCAAACCCATCACAGATTTTCTTTGATGATTTAGAAGATAATAATTATCATACAGCTTATAAATCATTTGAAAGAGCATTAGGGGGCAGAGTTAATGAGTCCTGCGGTAAGAAAAGTAAGAAATTAAAAGAATCTATGGAAGAAATTGACAGGAAGTATTTTGCTACCCTTAACAAAGAAGAAGATGGTCATTATTATATTTTAATAGACGGTGCTTATGAAAAAGATTTTTATGCTGACTCCGACGAGGAAGCTAAAAAGAAATTTCAGCAGTATTTAAGAAAGAATGAATCTTTGAAGGAGTCTAAAGATTCAAAAGATGAATTGTATAAAAAAATAACTGGATATGTTAAGAAATATGATTCTGGGGAACTTGATATTGATGAAACAGTTAAACAGATTTTAGATTTTTGGGAGAAATCTTCTAAAGATAATCTTAATAAGGATATTGATAATGCTGCTAAAAAGACAGCTCATAAAGAGAAAAATGAATCTTTATCATTAAAAGAAGATTATTCAAAAGAGGACATTTTATCTTATATAGAAACTTTAATTAATATATGGTCAGAAGTTTATGAAGATGTGCGTGTAGAAGATTACGATGCCATTGAGTATAAAATAGATGATATTGAATCTAATGAATATGCAGTTATGAGATTTTTAAAAAGTTTTATTAAATGACAAATATAATTTTAGAAGAGAAAAAAGGAGAACTCATATCACAAGCCAAGAAGGGTGCTAATTATAAGGACACTTCAAAAGGCAAGAATAGATATGAGCGAAGAACTAAATCAAAACTTGCCTCATCAGTAAAGCACTTTAATAGTATTGATATGGATAAATTATTCAAATCAGATATTTTAGATGTTAATATTGATGTAGCAGGAGAGACGAACAATTACATAGTTAGAATTTCTTTCTCTGGATTTCTTGATGAGTTACATAACTTTATGACAATGAGAAAGTTGACTGATGTTGATAGAAAAACTATTGCACAGTCTCTTTCTCGTGCCTTTAATAATTATGATGTGTATTTTAATTGCACATGCCCAGATTTTAGATACAGACATGCCTATAATGCTACACAATCAGGTAATTTAATTGGTGACCCAGAAGATAGACCGATAAGACCTGGTGTATTTCATGTTGGCGGTTTGTCTGCTGCTAATTATGATGGCTCCCGTGGACCTATGTGTAAGCATGTAGTTCTTGCTATGAAAGATACTTCCTGGTTGATTCGTGTAGCAAGTGTGATATATAATTATATTAATTATATGAAAGACCACATGGAGAGGGAATATCAAAAATATATTTATCCCGCAATATATCAAGAACCTTATCCAGAAGATGAAGTTCAACTTGATTTAACTGATATTGAGCAAGAACCTACTGAAACAGAAGAAGGAATTGATTTATCAGAATATCAGGAAATCGTTGATGATGATTTAGCAAATAATGGTGGAAGATTATCAGTAACCACAAGAGCATTAATTGATGATGCTGGATTATCTTTGCAGAAAAATTCTGATGGTTCTTATACTGTTCGTGGAAATAGACTTGCTAATACTAAATCAAATGTTCGTAGGCAGGAACTTGATAAGATAAATGATATA